CGGTGCAATCAACGCCACCAAATCCGACCAAGGAACCACTTGCTCCATTTGCTCAAGAAATACGCGCTTGCGCGTCTTCAGCGTCTTGGATTGATGACGGGAAAAATCTTCTTCTCCAAGGGGCAATTGCGACATGATCGTGGCAGTGATGTGGGAACGCTGACATTATCTCATCCGGGCTGAATCAATGGGGGGATTTTGCAGGGTTTCCTTAAGCATGGTGTGTGGATTTTGTTTTAAGCCCCTTAAATAATCCTATCTTTGGCCGGAATCATCCACAGCCAATTCTTCGAGTTCCTGTCGAACTAAAATTAAAAGGTGATCGGCTTTCTGTTCGCTGTCGCCGACGTACGCCAAGAATCTCCGTTCCGTTAGATACTCATGAAAAAAATCAGGCAGAATACGCGATTCTTGCTTGCAAAATTTTTTGCCCTGGCGGTCATGGTTTTATCTGAATTTTTTAATCATCTCTCGCACGACGCCAACAATGTGCGAAGACCCAAGCGGTTTGATGGGATAGCGCTCATTCAGGGGTTTCAGATACAAGTCTGCCCCATCTCGTACCAATTGCTTGAACGTCGCTTCATTGCCGCCATTGCGTGCCACGACAAAATCGCCCGGATTCGCCTCAAGGTCGGGTTCGATGATGATCACCACGCCGTCGGGGAAGGTCGGTTCCATGCTGTCACCCCTGACGCGCAGCGCGAAGGTGTGGGCAAGCACCGGGGCTGACGTTTCAGTCCATTCATCGGCATCCCAGTGCTCTATCGCTTCGCGATACTCCCCCGCCTGAACCCATGAGATGACCGGAACCTTACCGATAATGCCGTGGGCGGGTTCCACTACTGTAGAAACTTCTTGCATATACCGAATAGATGCGTGATCCGCATCCATCCATCCATGCGGTTTACCCGTGCCTTGCTCCAGTTTTCGGGCGGCTTTATCGCCAAGATTGCGTATGTTGCCCGTCTTGGCTTCCACGGCACGACTACGAATCTGACTGATGTACACGGGGGAAAGACCGGATTTTTCTGCCAGCGATTCAGCGGTTCCGGCTTCCCGTACCAATGTCTCAAGATTTTCAAGGCGGATTTCAGAGATGAGTTTCATGGGGAAATTAGACAGCAAATTGCTTAAAAACACCATGCGCAAAACGCTTGACTTCATCAAGCGGATCGCTTAGCATGGGCGAATGAATCTTTCCGACTACACCTCCCGAGAGCGAGGCGACCAAGCCATCCTTGCAAGGGCACTGGGCGTCCCCGCGCAACTTCTGAACCAATGGAGCAAGGGTCATCGCCGTGTCCCCGCAGAACGCTGTCCGGCCATCGAGCGTGCCACGGGCGGCGCGGTGACGTGCGAAGAACTGCGTCCTGACGTGGATTGGCAATTCATCCGCAAAAAACCTCGCCCTAAGCCAAAGCCTGGGGAAAACCCTAATAAGCCTATCGCCCATTCTATGTAACGCCTATGTCCTGCCGTCATGAGATGTCCGATAGATATGAAAACCGATAGACGCGAGAAAAACACCGAACCGTTGCGGGTGCACCTTGGCGAGACGCTGAAGGCCGATTTGAAGGTTGCGGCGGCCAAGGCGGGGTTTGACTCGCTTTCGCCCTTCGCACGAAAAATCTTGCGCGAGTGGCTGTATGGCAATTGTGGACAAGACCGGGATTTATTGGCAGGGACAGTGAGGGACGAATGAGACCGCAGAAAATCCGCATTACTCCTGCTACGCGCGCCATGTGCGTGCAGGCGGTCGCGTCTGCGCCCGATGACTGGGTTTTTACGCCGCCGACTGAACCGGCGCGCAGCCCAGACCAGAACGCACGGATGCATGCGATGTTTTCGGACATTGCGCGCCAGTACGAATTTTTCGGCTCGATGCGCGACGTGGAGACGGTCAAGCGGCTGCTGGTTGATGCGTTTGCCCGTGCAAAGGCCAAACTGGGCGAGCCGCTGGAAGGGCATGGGCACACGCTGCCAAGCCTGGATGGGCGCGGCGTGGTGCAGTTAGGTATCCAGACGCGCCATCTATCCAAGGCACTGGTGGGCGAGTTGATCGAGTACCTGTATTGCTGGGGGGCGGATAACGGCGTGCGCTTTACCGAACCCATCGCCGAGATTCCGGAGAGGGTGTAGGCATGACGAACGCTCACACCGATACGATGACGCATGACGAACTCGCCTACGACCTGGCGCATCATCTGAGCGAAAAAACGGGTCGCATCGTCTGGACTGACATGCAACTTGGCCCGGTAGGCTCCCCGCGTCCTGACGTGTACAGCATCGATCCGTCGTTCATGAGATTCAGGCCCCTTGCTTATGAGGTGAAGGTATCGAAATCGGACTACAGGCGCGATATCACCAGCGGCAAATGGCAGACCTACCTGCCGTTTGCCGCTGGTGTGATTTTCGCTGTCCCTGCTGGGCAGGTTGCGCGGTCGGAATTGCCTGAAGGCTGCGGGCTGATGGTCCGCAATGCAGACGGATGGCGAACCATCAAAGCACCTACCCTGAACCCCATCAAGACACTGCCGCACAAGGTATGGGTCAAGTTGCTCATTGACGGCATTAAGCGCGAGGCTGCGCGCCAGTTGGCGGAGAAGCGCCCGGCACTGGCTGATGAGTGGTCGATGCGTTACAAGATCGGCAAGAAACTTGGCAACGATGTGCGCAATGTTCTCGATGATAGAGCGACCGCAGAGGACCGCTACAGGCAAGAAACACAGCGTCTGCGCGATGTCACGCGCGATGTCACGGAAAGCATCTCCAAGAAAATCAGAGAGCACGAGCAGCGGATACGGCAGAGCATGGAAAGGGATGCTGCCGCCATTGACGCAGTTCGTGCCGAGCTGACCCAGGCGCTTGGGCTACCTGTCAATTCCAGCGTGAACCACATACAGATAGCTGCCGCAGAGCAGGTGCGGCGCTTGTCTCGGGATGATGAGGTGTGGAACCTGCGGCGCGCGCTTTCAATGGCCCAGCGGGCGCTTTCCGATGGTTTGTCTGTACCTGATCTGGCGGCTGGGGGGCAGACATGATGCACGCGCACGCCGATGGTTTGCTACGCGGCAGTCTGCCGTTGGTGGCGGCCAATCAGCCCAAAAACAGCTTGGCAAATATTGCGCCTACTCCCGCAAGCGTGATGCCTAGCATCCAGTGCAGCAATGTCAGCTTGCCCTCCATCTTGGCAAAGCTGCCGTCCACTGTGGCAAAGCGGGTCTCTATGCGGTGCTCAAGCTCGCGCAAATCCCCTTTGGTGGCTACATCTTGCGTGTCCAGCGCCGCGCGCAACGCTTCGGCCTGCGCCTCGGCTTGCTTTTCGGGCACGTCCGCTTCTTTCAGGCTCTTGACGTACGCGAGCGTATCAAAGGACGACGTAGTGAAGGCTGGCATGGTCTTGACTCCAAATTATGGCCGCAGTGTATCACTTGCCTACATCCCCGCATCCCCGGAGACAACCGATGAGTGATAGCAAAAAGCCCTTCAAGTGTGACGAAAAGGCTCGTATTGACTTAATCGAATCCGTTAGGAGGTCTTTCGGGTGGATTACCGAGGTATCCAGTAGGGGAACTTCTCAAGCAGAGTCTTCGGCACATCGTGAAACCCCAGAACCGAAACGCGATGATCGAATTCCGATAGGGCCGCCCGATGTTTGACATGCAGACGGTAGCGCCGAACAGCGAACGCAGGAAGACGCCCGTATACCGCCTATCCGGCTTTGAAACGTCTATGGAGTGTCTCCATGATGCTTGAACAATCCTTACCGGCACCGCTGACACACCCTGATTGTGACTTGCGGGATTTCCCCTACATGCCGCTGATGGTGGTGCAGTTTCGGGATAGCGACTTGGCCGCCGATGAAACGCCGGAAGTGTGCTGGGCTGCCATGTTGATACAGGCGGCAAGCTGGCATCAATTGCCCGCAGGCAGCATCCCCGATGACGACAATTGGTTAGCCAAAACCGCCAACTACCGCATGCGCGGCAAAACGGATAGAGCGTGGAAGCAGGTACGGCAAGGCGCGCTGCACGGCTGGATGAAATGCAACGATGGCAGGCTGTACCATCCTGACGTTGCCAAAAAAGCCAATGACGCATGGGACAGCAAACTCAAACAGCGCTACCGCAGCGAGTGCGCACGGCTTGCCAAGCAGGATTTGCCGCGCCCCAAATACGATGAGTGGGTGCAAAGCGGATGCCCTTGCGGGGATGACGGCGCTAAGTTATTGAATCCTCAAGGTTTCCAAGCAGTCACTCCTAAGGATGCGCCAAAAACAGCAATTGTCACTCCTAAAGATGCATCAGAAACAGCAATTGTCCCTCCTAAGGATGCACTAGAAACGTTTCCCGAGCCTCCTTTGGACGTCCAAGTAGAAGTAGAAGTAGAAGTAGAAGAAAAAGAAACAGCAACTGCTTATGTGTCGCGTTCGCTTGCGAACGCTCCACCCGCCCAATTTCCGCCTCCTTTGGACGAGGCTTTGCCTGACTGCTTGGCAACCGGACACGCGCAAGACCTGCCACAAGACGCGCTGGATACCGCACTGGCGGCTCCTGAAGAACCGGTTTCGCTGGAAAAACCCGCCGTCAAGCCTGACGCCAAGCCCATCGTCAAGCCCGACAAACGCGGTTCTCGCTTGCCTGATGACTGGCAATTGCCGAAAAGTTGGGGCGAGTGGGCGCTGCAAAAACGACCGGATTTGACCGTGGACGATGTGCGCAACCAAGCCGAACGGTTTGCCGACTACTGGCACGCCAAGGCGGGCGTCAATGCGCGCAAGGCCGATTGGGAAGCCACGTGGCGCAACTGGATTCGTGACGCCAAGACCGCACGGCAAGCGGCCTACGCCCGCAGTCCACCCACTCGCCGCGACTGCTACGCCGAGCAATCGCGGCGAATTTCCGAAATGGCCGCGCAAGCTGACGCCGTGATTCTGGCCCAAATGCACCAACGACCCGTCGAAATCGACATGGGAGTTATCCATGCAAGTCCTGCAACGTGAAGTGCCACAAACCGGCCCGCAAGGCTGGGAGAATGCGTATGCCGACCGCGCTGGCAACCCCTTGCCGCAAACCTGGTCAACCAGACTCATCCATCGCTTGGTGATGACCTACGGCACGCGGTTTTGGCAAGCATACGAGGGCATTGGTGAGGTCGAATTGGCGCAGCATTGGGGCCAGGAATTGGCCGGTTTCACGGGCGCGGAAATTGCCGCCGGTCTGGCAGCGTGCAAAACACGCCCGTGGCCGCCTACGCTGCCCGAGTTCATGGCGCTGTGCCGCCCGTGGATGGATGCGCAAATCGCGTTTCAGGAGGCCGTAGCGGGCATGTCGGCACGGCGCAAGGGTGAATCCGGCCATTGGTCGCATCCGGCGGTGTACTGGGCAGCGGTGCGGGTAGGCACGCACGATGTGCTCGCTTGCGGCTGGCAAACGATGCGCAACCGCTGGGAAGCGGCGCTGGCCGAGGTGTTGGCGCAAGGCCAGTGGCATCCTGTCCCCGCGCCCGCTGTGCAACTGCCCGCGCCGGGTGCAACATCGCTTTCCCGCGACGAGGCACACCGGCTGATGGCGCAGGTTCGGCAGATAACCGGCGAGACGGCCATGCCGGGCAGCAACGTCACAGACCACAAGGCATGGGCGCGCAGGATTCTTGCCAATCCCAAGGGCCGCGCGATAGCGGCCATACGCATGGCGCAGCAAGCGCTTGGCCTGGACACAGAGGAGATGCCCGCATGAACACGCTCAACAACAGCCCGCACAAAGACCTGTTCTATGAAATCACGCCTGAGCGGGACCTGCAAAGTCTGGTATTGCCTGAAAAAATCAGGGCGCAGATACAAGAACTGGTGGAGGAACAACATCGGGCAGAATTGCTGCACGCCCACAATCTGCGCGCTAGAAACCGCGTCCTGCTCGCTGGTCCGCCCGGCAATGGAAAAACCACCTTGGCAGAGGCGCTGGCATTCGAGCTGATGTACCCGCTCATTGTCATTCGCTACGAAACCTTGGTTGGCAGATATCTGGGGGAAACATCCAGCCGATTAAATAACGTACTGGACTACGCCAGAACGCAGCGTTGTGTTCTGCTCTTCGACGAATGCGGTGACACCTATGAAATGGGAGAAATAAAGCGTGCCGTCAGCTCCTTGCTGATGCGACTGGATGAGATGCCTGACTACGTGGTGGTCGTTGCAGCCAGCAACTATCCAGAGCTTTTGAATAAGTCCGTATGGCGGCGCTTTCAGTTGCACATTAAGCTGACAACCCCGACCCGTGAGCAACTGACGCAATACATCGCCTCCATTGGCGAGCGCTGCGGTGTGAAATTCGGCTATGAACCTGAAATATTGGCAGCGTATTTGCTGGGGCTGAGTTATGCAGAGGTCGAAGATTTTTGCTTGGACATCGTTCGTCGTGCCGTGCTCGACATGAAAAAGGAAAACGCCCAACAAATTACCAAGCTGAAGCTGGAACGATGTGGGCAAAACATCCAGACACTTAAAGAGCGTGCTGAACTATGCATGAAGCCAATCGCAAAAAAGCACAGGAAAGCCGCTGGCGATGTGACTGAAGAAGGAATGCCCGCATGATCACGCTCGACCTGCCCTATCCGCCCAGCGTCAACACCTACTGGCGCTCGCCCAACACGGGCAAACTGGCCGGGCGCACGCTGATCAGCGAGCGTGGGCGAAATTACCAGCGTGCGGTCTCTGACGCCATCAAAATGGCCGGACAACCCAAGGCAGAGTCTGGCCGTCTGGACGTAGCGCTGACGGTCTTCCCACCGGATCGCCGCCGCCGTGACCTGGACAACCTGCCCAAAGGCATTTTGGACGCGCTCACGCATGCGGGCGTGATCGAAGACGACAGCCTGATTGATCGTTTGCTGATCGAGCGTGCCACAAGTTGCCCAGGCGGCAAGGTGCGCGTGATCGTCGGCGTGCACGGTCGGCAAGCATGATGAACGGTGGAGAATCCGATTGCAGCACTTGCGTGATGTGGATGACTTCCCCATCGGGTCCCGTGTGGTCACGCCAACGGGCAGACCCGGCATCGTCATTGCGCACAAAGGGGCGCACAGCCGATTTGATGCACATGAACGCTGTGTGGTGCGCCATTTGGACGGCGGCGGGCGCGACCGCGATACCGTGACATTGCAGCCGCATTTGTTAAAAATAGCCGAAAATTACCCAAATAGCAGACGATGTGAGAAAAAAATAACGAAAAAGACCAAAGAAGAGCAAACATAGAGCAAAGATAGGCATCAAATGGAGTTGTCTGAATGAGTGACGACAAAAAACAGACATCCCCCAACAAAAAGCGCGGGAATGTCGCTAACTTGAACCGTTCCGGACGTCCAAAAGGAACGCTTAATAAGGTTACGGCACAGGTACGTACGCTCGCGCAGCAGCACGGGCCGGATGCGATAGCGGTGTTGGTGCAGTTGATGCACGAGGGCGAACATGAGCGCACGCGCGTCGCGGCGGCAACGGAATTACTAGACCGTGCGTATGGCAAATCCCCGGCATCGATCGATCACACGACCGATGGTGCGCCGCTGCCGGGCGGGGTGCTGGTCGTGCCAGCCAGTATGTCGGTCGAGGACTGGGAGACGCTGGCAGCATCCCCGCGTAGGCAATGATGCAGGTCTGGAAGCCCAACGGCGGGGCGACGGGGTCGCAAGCGCTGTTTCTGACGTGCCCGATTTTCGAGTGTCTGCTGGAAGGTGGGCGCGGCGGCGGCAAGACCGATGCGCTGCTGATGTCGTTTGCGCAATACGTGGGACGTGGATTCGGGCAAGCTTGGCGCGGCGCGTTGTTTCGTCTGACGTATCCGCAGTTATCCGACGTAGTAGCCAAGTCGCGCCGCTGGTTCAGTCTGATTTTTCCGGATGCGCATTTCAACAAGTCGGCCTACGAATGGACTTGGCCAACGGGCGAAGCGCTGTTGCTGCGTTATGGCGCAACTGAAGACGACTATTGGAACTACCACGGCCACGAATACCCGTGGTTGGGCTTTGAGGAGCTAACCAATTGGTCGAGCTTGGCGTTTTATCTGTCGATGCAATCGACCTGCCGTTCATCGCATCCGGACGTGCCGCGCATGGTGCGTGCGACGTGTAACCCATTCGGGCGCGGGCATGCGGCGGTCAAAGAACGGTTCAGGCTGGGCGCGGGCGGTGTACCAGCGGGCGTAGTGATCCGCGAACCCGATCAACGGGAACGTGTGCGCATTCATTCCGATCTATCCGAAAACCGGGCGCTGTTGGACAACGAGCCGGATTACCGCGCAACCTTCATGGGTCTGCACGACATTAACCGCCGCCGCGCGTGGCTCAATGGCGATTGGGACATTCACGTTGGGTCTTTTCTGGAAGGCGTGTGGGAGACAGACCAATGCGTGGTTGAGCCGTTTGCCATCCCGTCCACGTGGAAGGTCTGGAAATCGATGGATTGGGGTTATGCAAGGCCCTACGCCGTGTATTGGTTCGCTATGGATCATGACGGCGTGATTTATGTCTGGCGTGAGCTGTACGGTGCGGGCGAAGGTGAGAACGTGGGAACGCGCGAGGCGGCTACCGCTGTCGCTTCCAAAATCAAGGCGGTGGAAAAACATGATGTGCGGCTGGGCTATGAGTATCGGCAGAATCTGGCCGATCCAAGCATTTTCTCGAAAATCGGGGCGGATCGATCCATCGGCCAGATATTTCGGGATTCGGGCGTGCGCTGGCAACAGGCATGGAATGGCCCACGTTCACGCGTCAACGGCGCGCAGGAAATCATACGCTTGCTTTCAGAAGGGCAATTAAAGGTGTTCAAGACCTGCAAACACCTGATACGCACGGTTCCGGCGCTACCCCCCGATCATTTGAACCCCGAGGACGTGGACAGTGACGCAGAGGATCACGCCTGGGATGCGCTGCGCTATGGCGTGATGCGCCGTCGCCAAGCGCCAAAAGATGAGGATGCACAAAAATCCGCCGACCCTGAAGTGAGCACGTATCCTGATGCGGATGGGAATTTTCGGATTGCTTACCATGAATGACACCAATCAATCGCCTGATTCGCCGCCGCCCGGTGAATTGGAAAAATGCGAGCCGACCGAGCTGGGCAAAAAATGGGCGCGCAATATTTCAGCGGCGCGCAAGCATTGGGAAAAACTGCACAAGCGCGTTGAGCACAACCGTAAACGGGTTGCGGGTTTCAATTGGCGGCAAGACCCCAAAACCGGACGCTTTATTGATCCGCGCGCCAATCTGATTTTCAGTACGGTGCAAGCGACAGTACCGAACATCTACGCGCGCAATCCTGATGTGTCGGTCACGGGCAATTGGCGAAACAGCGACACCAAGCTGTTTTGCGAGACGCTGCAAACGGTGCTTAGCCGCCAGACCAAACGGGCTAATCTGAAGCGCCGCGCCAAAATGTCGGTAATTTCGGCGCTGGTTAGTTACATGGGCATCCTGAAAGTGACGTATCAGCGCGATATTGAGGCTGACCCGCTTATCCAGGAGCGCATCCCCGACACGCAGGACAACATTTTGGCGCTTGATGCGGGCGTGCGCCTGGTGCAAGACCCGCAGTCGCAGGATCAGGCCGAGTTGCACAACGAAGAGCTGCGCGAAATCGTCCAGGGCGTGCAGGATCAGTCAGAGGTGGTGGCGTCTGAAGGGCTGGTGATCGACCGTGTGCTGACGGAAAACTTGTTGATTGATCCGGCTGTTTGCGAGTTCTACGACTATGAACACGTCGATTGGATGGCGCAGCTAGTACCGATGAAGCGCGGCGCGGCGCAGGCGCGCTACCGGGTAGATTTATGCGGCGCGAAGGTGTGGAGGCCGGACGGCCTGGGCGGTGAGCCTATGACGGGCGACGCGCAACCGTTGGCTATGGATGGGCAGGGCCAGGCTAGCGCGTCGGATGATGACGTAATTTGCATCATCGAAATCTGGGATCGGGTCTCGCAGCGCGTGCATACGATGGCCGATGGTTGTGAGTTCTTTGTACGTGAATCGTATTCGCCGCCGCGCGTGGGAAATCGCTGGTATCCGTTTTTTATGCTGCCCTATGCGGTGCTGGACGGCCAATTCATCGCGCCGTGCCTGGTGGACTTGACCGAAAAATTGCAAGATGAGCACAACAGCACGCGCGACAAGTTTGCCGCTCACCGCGAGCTGAACCGGCCTGGCTGGATTGCGTCGGCGGACACCAACATGCAAACGATCAAGCGCCATGTTGATGCGCTGTTGGGTGAGGTGGTGCTGATTGATTCGGATAACAAGCCTCTCAATCAAGTTCTCGTCCCAAAACAGCCGATTCCCGTGAATCCCGCCGACTACGACACCGGGCTGATCCGCCAGGATTGGGAGCAAGTCACGGGCTTGCAAGATGCCATGCGCAGCACGGTTGTACAACCCAAGACGGCAACCGAGGCGGGCATCATGCAGCAATCGCTAGCCGGTCGCACGGCGGAGTTTCGGGACAAGGTGGAAGACTGGCTGGCCGAAATCTATAACTACGCGGCGCAGGTGCTGCTCATGGAGTTGTCGCCCGCGCAGGTTGAGCGCTACACGGGGCCGAATCGTGAAGAGATCGTGGTTGACCCGATGACCGGCATGCCTGCGCCGATGCTTGTCGAGCGCGCCTACGAATGGCCGCAGCTTTCGCGCGACGAGGTGTACGACATGGTGGAAATCGACATTGTGGCCGGTTCGACCGGCGCGCCCGACAAGCAGCAGTCCCAAGAAACATGGGCGCGGGCGCTGCCGGTGATTCAGCCGCTGGTCACACAGATTATGCAATTGGCCGCCCAGGGCATCGATTATGGGCCGCTGGAAGCGTTGCTGCGCGAAACACTGAAGCGGTTCGATGATCGGATCGACATGGATCAGTTCCTGCCAGCCAAGAAGGCGCAACCGCAAGCGCAACAGCCCGCGCCAGACGGCGAACCTATGCCCGCTATGAATATGGCCGCCGTGGCCTGATTGTTTTATGGAGACTGAAATGGATGATGATCTGAACCAAACCCCGCCCGCCGATGATCTGCCCGCTGATGCGAGTCAGGACGGCGCGGACATTGCGCCGCAGGACGACGGGCAGCAGGACGCGCCCGGCGCGCTGGATGCGCTTTTGGATAATTTGACCGGCGCGGGTTCGGATGCCAGCACTGACGCGCCCGAAAGGTTGCAAGCTGAACAGGCGAAACCCGAAGAACCGGCGCAATTATCGGATGACCAGGAAGAGGCCGAGCTGTTGGCGGGCGTGAGTTCCGAGCGCGGGCGCGAGCGGATGCGCCAGATACTTGCAGAGCGGCGCGCGGCGCAAACCGATTTGTCCGAAATCCGCGATGTGGTGACAAGCGCGGGCGTCACGCCGCAGGATATGGCCGAATACTTGGAGTTCGCCCGCCTACTCAATTCGGGCGATCCGCAAAATCTGCGCCAAGCCGCGCAGATTATTGAAGGCCATCGTGCGCAGATATACAAGCAGCTGGGCATCGATGCGCCGGGCGTGGACGGGCTGGCCGAATTCCCTGATTTGGCGCAAGCCGTAGAGGGATTGCAGATTGGCCGCGAGCATGCGCTGGAAATTGCCCGCGCTCGCCGCCAGCAGCAGGCACACGCGCAGCAGCAACAGGCGCAAGTGCAACAGCAGCAGGAACACCAGCAGTTCACGATGTCGGTTGAGCAGGGCAAGGCGCAGATGGCGCAATTTCTGACCTCACGGCAGCAGGAAATCGACCATCCTGTCCGGATGCGCGCGGTAAGCGAGTATTTTTCCAATCCGGCCAAATTGCAGGAATTCGCCAGTACGTATCAACCGCATCAATGGGCGCACGCGCTACGCATGATGTACGAAGGCATACAGGTTGCGCCGGTTGCGCGTCGTGCGAGTCCGGCTCCGCTTAGTTCCCGTCCTGCTCCGTTAGGCCGTCCGGCCACAGCCGAAGGCCAATCGCCCGAGGCGCGCACGATGAGTATCCTGGACGGGATGGGGTTGTGATGCGCAGGTTGATTAAAATCCTTGACAATTGGAAAAACACGGGATAATTCCCGTGTCATGGTCGGGTTCGACGACCTGCCTTGGATAGAAATCGAAGAAAGCTGGGGGTCGCGGCCAGCATATCCGAGGCAGGTTGTTCAATCCGCCCCATACCGCAATTTGTCGCTGAATCGCCGGGATCGCGTCCGGTAGCGCCGCAGGTTCGTTCGGGAAGTCGCCGGTAAAGCTGGAGTCGCGCACAGCACGAACGAATCTGCAAACCAGATTGGCGTTCTGGGCCGGTATGGAAGTTGGCAGTTTTCAACTTTCATTCAGGAGCGGCAAATGCCTATCTCTCAAGCTGACCTCGCCGAGGCCACTAAGGTCTCGCTCGACGATTATTTGCGCAATACGCCGGTAGATCAAATCGGCACGCAACATCCCTTGTTGCGCCGCTTGCTTAAAAAGCGTAAAGCCTTCCACGGTGCACGCCAGAACGTCACGGAAAACGTGCGCAAGTCGTACGACAGCAATTTTCAGTTTGGCTACGGTGAAACGCCCATTGTTTTTAACAAGCGCCACACGACCGAGCAGGTCATGTTTCCGTGGCGTCGGGCAACGGATGCGCTGTATCTGGATCATGACCGCTTGTTTACCAACGGTATTGATGTTCGCGAAGGCGAACGTGGACAGTACCGCCTGGAGCAAAACGAAAAAGTCCAACTGGTTAACCTGCTGAACGAACAGCAAGAAGCCTTGCGGCTGGGCTTCATGGAAGGGCTAGACCTGTCGCTGCATCGAGACGGCGCGTATTCGGCGGATGCCGTCACCGGTTTGGATGCGCTTGTGTCTACGACGCCAGCAGTAGGCGTAGTCGGCGGCATCGATGCATCGACGGCGTCCTACTGGCGCAATTTTGCCAATACGACCATCAACACGGCGACTAAAGGCAATGTGTCTCAGGCCATGAACCAGGCGTGGCGTCATTGCATCCGCAACGGCGGTGCGCCGGATTTCATTTTGGCGGGCACGGCCTTTTGCGACGCCTACGCGGCGGACATTACCTTTACCCAGAACGTCGAGGCGGGTCAGTCCAAGACGGTGGATTTGGGGATCGGCACGGGCGGCAAAACAGGCTTGTTTTTCAAGGGCGTGGAAATCGTTTGGGATCCTGTTTTCGAGGTGCTCGATGCCTTGGAGACGCCCGCCGTGCCGTGGGAAAAGCGTGCCTATCTGCTGAACATGCGTCATTTGAGCTACCGGGATAACGAGATGAACATCGTTAAACCCACTCGCCCGCATGACGTGTTGGCGTTGTACCTGATGGTCATTTTGCGCATGGCATTGACGACCAATCGGCGCAATGCCCACGCGGTGCTGGCAATCCAGTAACCATCCTTGCCGGGGCCGGTCAATCACGACCGGCTCCCTCATCCTATGGAGCAACCCATGCAGAAATCCATCTCACTTGTGAGCGTGCGGATTCGCCGTGATGCGCACACGGCCACACCGGTGACTGTTCTGGCCCACGAATTACCCATTTTGTACGAAATCTACGGCAAGGAAAATGTCGCCGTCGATGAGTCGTTCGACGACGCGCGCGAGCTGGACGCCAACAGCGAGTATCAGCGTCTATGCAACAAGTACGGCAGCATCATCGTTGAAGAGGTGTACGGGCGTGAATCGTCCGGGCGTCTTGCCGATGCGTTTGATCGCGTGGCTGCTGCGGATTCTGACGACGACGCGCCCGTGCGTGTCGTCAAGCGGCGCGGGCGTCGGCCTACTTTACCCGAGGACGACATCGCGCAGATCACCACGTATGCATAAAGCGCAAGCCTCTGGATCACGCAAGGAATAAGCATGCCCCAGCCTCCCGCCTATCATCGCGGCCATGATTTCAGCAACGACTATGCGGACCAAATCGACCGAGTTGCCATAAACAACGAGTTCGACGGCGCGGCCAGTTCGATCAACGCCATTCGGCACAATTTGGCACTAATCCAGCTAGATGATGGCAGGTTGCGTGCAGATGATTGGATAACCAGTCACATTATCGAGAAAATCGGCTCAGATATCGAAGCCCACTCGTCGCTTGCCGAGCAGGCGGCTGATGCGGCACAGAACAGCGCTGCCAGCGCCAGTCAATCTGCTAATGCTGCGGCGCAATCTGCCGATGCTGCGGCGCAATCTGCCGATGCCGCCAGCCAGGCGCAAGACCTCTGGCACGACATCAACACGAAATTCACAGTCTCCCCTGACCCGCCTTCGGGCGGCAAGGATGGCGACATCTGGTTCCAAGTCTTAACAGGAGACCAATAAATGGCTGATTTAACCACCAACGGTGCGAACCGTTTCCTGACCTGGCTGATGACGTCGTCGAACGTCCAGCGGCCGCCCACCATCCGTGCCGCACTCTTCACGTCCGCGAGCACTGAAGTCTCCGGTAACGGGTACTCGCGCCAGGCCTTGACGTTCTCCAACTCCGCCAACCGCAGCACCAGCAACACCGACACTGCGACCTTCACCGCCACGGGCGGCAATTGGGGGACGATCACCCACATCGGTCTGTACGACCACCAAACAGCCGGGCAGTTGCTATGGCAAGGCGCGCTCGCGGGCGGCGGCAAGCTGATTGAGAATGGCGACTCGCTGGTGATTCAGACCGGGGCGGTCACAATTAACGTGAACTAATAGAGGATCCCCATGGCCGACGGCGTACGGATCACCCAAGCGGGGAGTTCCCAGCAGCGCACCACGCAAGCGGGAGATCGTCGGATTACCGAGCGTGCGGTACTGGCTGGTGCTGTGCTTTCCACAGCGCCGGGAATCACGGTGCAGGTTGAATGTAAGCACTACGCCACCGTGGCATTGACCAGTGCTCCCCACATGACAGGTACCGTGAACGCCGAGCGTCCGGGCAGTACCGCGTTACAGGCGGGAACGCAATTCTTTGGCGCTACTGGGCGTGACCGTGCCGCGTGCGTGTGTCTGAACACCACGCCGGATGTACAGGCTGTGGCGAACAGGAATCGCCCGGTCTTCGCGTACTTCACTGCGGACGCGGCTGTTCAATGCAGCGTGACTAAACGAAGTAATGCTGGTGTGTCGCTAGGAACCGCCACATCTATGGCCGGGAGTGCGGACAGAATGCAAGATGCAGTAGTGGGCATGGCGGTGCAGACGGGATTGGCGGCAGTCTTCGCAACCAAGGCCAGCCCGGTGGTGCTGCACTTGGCGGCTGACACCACACTGACAGCCGGGCGCGATGATCCCTTGATCAGACGGATCACTGAAGCCGGGGAGATACGGCGTACACAGTCGCCCGGCATCCGCATCATTGAAGAGAGTCCCGCAGGGCGCGACGTTATTGTCGTGCAACCTGCGTACCGGATATATACCAAGTGGTACGGCGTCTGGTGTGTGCTCGACCCGCACGTCAAACATGCGGGCCAGTGGCAGACACCGGCAAAAATATTCCCTAAAGACGGCGGGCTATGGCTCCCCGTTCGTTCTCATCTACAGGAGTAACCCTTGGCAGACATGAAAATATCTGACCTGCCTGCCGCGCCGGACGTCAACGACGCGCAGCAGTTCGAGGTCAACGACAGCGGTAACAGTCGCCGCGTCACGTACCAGCAGTTGCGCACGAAAATAAAGCAAGGGCTGGATAGCGCGTACGCGGCATCGAACCACACGCACACGACTAGCCAGATCAGCAACGCATCCACTATAGGGAAGAATCTGCTCGTAGCCTCTAATGCGGCGGCAGCGCGTGCAGCCATCGGCGCAGGTACAAGCAACCTGGAGCTAGGCTACACAGGGACGACCGCTAAGCCTGGTAACTGGGTACCCCACATTGATTCAGGGACGATGGGGAACCTGCCGTACAACCGCCTGACGGGCACACCACCTGCCGGAGGCGCAGATTATGTCGCGGGGGATACCTATATCATGGGAAGGCTCCTCGATTTCTCCCTTGACAACTACATATCCCCGACGGGGCAGCACGTCTCGGGTGCAGTAATGGCAACAGCCAACGGAACAATCAGGCTCCGTCTCAGCCATCGTGGACGCGTTTACGTCAAGAGGAACGGTGAAACTATCGCTGACTGGAACAATAGTGGCCCCACGCCCATTGACAGAACGCTCAACATAAGCGTTACCCGAGGCCAGGTCATCCAGATAGAACTACGTCCGGCGGGTAGTGTCGCGTGGTACACCAATTTACGGTTCTTATCGAACGCGCACGCGCCGCATGTGCTCCCGCTGCCTGTGTACCCGCAGGCCACATATCCTAGCCCCTCCGGCGGGAACGAATATTAAGGGAACTAACGAGGATACCCATCATGGAATACACAAGCGCTAAACGCGTCAACGAGTACGGCGGTCTGATGGTGCAAGGGGAAGACGGTGTTTTCTTCTACTGCGCCCCAGATGATGAGGAGCACGCAGCCATCGTCGCGCATTTCGGGGATGACATCGAGCCGTACATCGATACCGAGCCGTCCGAAGAAGATATCCTGGCACATCAAGTCCGCACACGGCGCAACGCCGCTCTGCGGGAATTGGATACCGTCGTCTCGAACCCTCTACGCTGGGCGGAGTACACCGCCGAGCAACAAGCAGATTTCGCTACGTACCGCCAAGAGTTGCTCGACGTACCGCAACAAGAGGGGTTCCCGTCCCTAATTGACTGGCCGGTGGAGCCGGAGATTCTAATGCAGGTGCGGCAAAGATAACTGCCCTGCATGCTGCCCCACCCATCCTCAATCTCCACCACAAGAAACCCCATGATTGAACACACTGACATACTTGCTTCAGAGACTGAATCAGAGATTGAAAGACAAGCCAAAGCATCATGAATCCGTTCAGTAACCGCTACCGAACCTTGGGCGATTTGCGCCGTGGGCTGCGCGCGCGCCTGGGATTCATGACCCAAGGGCCAGCCGCAGAAAGCAATCGCCAGGCGCTTGATGACATCCTTCAGGAAGCGCACACCTATGTCTGCGAACAGGTGCAGGTCTCTGTACTGCGCAAAAAAACCACAATAGAACTCTTTCCCGGGTCGTTTCTCTACGACTGGCACAACGACCAAGAGGACGAAGACATTGACCCGGGTCGCGTGTTGTCCGTCTGGATTGCCGAGAACGACACACTAAGATCGCCCCTGGTGCAGGGGATCACCGAGCGCCACAGGGAATTTGCCGATTTGCGCGACGTGCCCAGCCGCTACGACACCCTGAACGGGCAAATCGAGTTATGGCCGATTCCTGATCGTGCTTACGATTTGCTGATTGAGTACGAAGCCGGTCCGGCGCGCTTTACGCAAGACGACGACCGCCCCAGTGTTCCGGATGAGCTGGTGTTCCAGTTGGCGCTGGCAACCGCCAAAGCGCATTACCGGCACGCGGATGCGCAGGTCGCGGGCGAAAAGTTCGAGGTCATGCTGCGCAAGTACAAAGCCAAGCAGCATGAGGGCCGCCGCTATGTGGTCGGTCAGTGCGCAGACATGGATATGTATGTTGTGCGCACGGCAAACGGCTATACGCTGCGGGGGTGAACGATGGCCGTTAAAGCAATCACCTTCGACAAATTCGATTTGGGCATTGATTTGCGCAAAGGCGCGAGCGTGAGCGACGCGAACCGTCTGCGCGAAATGCTCAACGCCTACGTCACAACGGGTCTGGCAACACAAAAGCGCCCTGGCTTGGCCAAGGTTGCCACGCTTGAGGCTGGCACAAAGGGCCTATTCGCATCGGGCGGCAAGCTGCACACCTTTTATGCGCACGGAACGCTAACCCACGCGAACCCGCTGTTTGTGGCGAACCGGGCGGTTCATCCCGCCACGAATCTGGACATTACGCAAGTGTGGTTTGCCGACATCTTCAACGGCTTCATCTACGCGGCCATCGAGTACGCCAACGGTGACGTGTACCACCATTATCTGGACGGATCGGATACGACGCACATTTCTGGCGAGAATGCCCCTCGGTCGCGCGCGGTCATCAAAGCGGCCAACAAGATGTTTGCCGTATCGGGTGACGTGGTGCGCTACAGCGCCACGGACAAGCCGCGCGATTGGGCGAGCGCCAATGACGCGGGATTTCTGCCAACGGGCTTGCGCTTCGAGGGCGACCGCAATGCCAACGCCTTGGGCATTTATCAGAAAAACCTTGTTGTGCTGGCAACGGATGGCGCGCAGGTCTGGGAAGTTGACCCTGATCCGACGGCCATCCGTCTGGCTGATGCCGTTGCCAACGTGGGGACCAGCTACCCCAAGACGGTAGCCAGCGTGTCGGGCGATTTGTATTTTTTGAGTGATTTCGGCTTTCGCAGCATTACCACGCTGCAATACACCAACAACCTGGCTGATGCGGATATAGGTAGCCCTATCGACACGCTGGTGCGTCAAGCGCTACGCAATCCGGGGTCGGAACCGGATGCGTTCTACCATTACGGCAGCGGCCAGTATATGTGTCTGATCGGCAATCTGGTGTTTGTGTACTCGATTTCGCGCCAGTCCAAGATTGCCGCATGGTCGCGTTATCAATTGCCGTTCATTGTGGACGCGCACGCCACGCTGGGCGGCCAGTTGTATCTACGCAGCGGCGACGACGTGTACCGATTTACCGAGGACGCGCACGATGACGATGGCCAGCCGTTTGAGGTCGCGTTAGAACTGCCGTACATGGATTTGAAATCGCCCGGCCAGATGAAGCGCATTGTGGGCGCGGATGTTGTGATGCAAGGCGAAGCCGAGTTCTCGGTTGCCTACGACGTGCGTTATCCCGACGACGCTTACACCCCGCCTGTGCTGGTGCGCGGCAATACCCGCCCGATAGGCGTGATTCCTGTCGAGTGTTCAGGTACAGAGTTTTCGTTGCGGTTTCGCTGCCAAAACTCGCAGCCGTTTCGGCTTGATGCCGTCACGCTGTATTTCGAGTCACTGGGCGCGGTGTAGGGGCGGGCCATGAAAGCGATGATTTTGCAAGGTAGCGAACAGATGACGGCACACTCCCCGCAGGTTCGGGCGCTATTTGATCGATGCGTCAAGCGGGCGGTGAGGGGCGAATTTAGCAGCGAAGACCTGCTGCGCCTCGCGCAGGAAGGCCGTATGCACATTGGCATCGTGAGCGACGGCAAGGATCCGGTGCTGGCGGTGGCGTTTGAGTTTATCCACTACCCCCGGCTGACGGTGCTGAACATTGCCGCGCTGGCGGGCCGTGGGATGGGAACGATCATGCGCGCGTTCTGGCCGACATTTCAGCAGTTTGCCCGATTGGCCGGTGCCGATTGCATACAGGCCAGTTGCGCCCCCGGTATGGCGCGGATGTTGACGCGCTACGGATTTGGCGAGATTTATCAGGTTATGAGGAGTGATCTATGAGGGACAGAATGATTGAGCTGGCGGCGCACGCCGACTATCTGGGTGGGCCGTCGCTGCGGGCGTGGCCGATGGGGCGTCATGAGAGCGTGCGTCCCGGCAAGGGCGGCGGTGGGGATGGCGGCGCAGCGCAAATGGAGGCCGCGCGTCAGGCGCGGGTGCGCGCTGCGGTCGATGAAATCAACAAGATTTTCAACGGCGGCAGTCAGCAACAAGACCGCAGCCAGATGTACGACGAGCAACGCCAGGCGGTCGCTGAACTGAACAGCCGTGACGTTAACCGGCAATTCGAGGACGCGAACAGAATCAATCGCTTTGGGCTGGCCCGCGCGGGTCTGTCGGGCGGGGCGGCGGACATCGACAGCCAGGCCGAGCTGGTACGCCGCCAAAACGAGGGATTGATGCAGGCGACGGGCATTGGCGACACGGCAGCGTCTGATCTGCGCAACCAGGACGAGCGCACGCGGCAAAACCTGATTTCGATGGCGCAATCCGGCATTGATACCGGCCAGGCGGCGCAATTGGCGCTGGCCGGATTGGATGCCAATGCCAAGTCCGCCATGGGCGCGCGCAGCGCCGCCTCGGTCGGTAGGCTCTTTGATGATTTGAGTAGCGCCTATCTGTATCAGCAGCAGATGAAGGGCGCACGTCAAGGCATGGCTCCGTATCAGCAGGATCGGCAATACGGCGCGAGCAACATCCGGTCTGGCGGCGACGCGGGCCAGGTGTATTAACGGGAGTGGATGATGGCTCTTCTTCCTATTGCCGCTATCGCGGCCATGGTGGCCGGTACGGCCATGCAGCAACAGGCACAGGCCGCAGCAGTCAGTCGCCAGCAGCGCGCCATGCGTGCATCCCTGATGCGCCAGCAAAGCTTGCAGCGCGAAGCCGAACAGGCGGCCATGAAAAAAGCGCAGGAATTCGCGCCCGATGATCGCCAGAACGAGCGCATCAAGATTGAGCAGCAGATTACCGACAACCTAACTGATGCGGCGGCCAGCGCGCGCCCGATGCAGGAAGCGCCATCGGTACAGGGCAATGTGTCGTCCGAGTACTTGACCGGGCGGGCACAATCGCAAGCCGAACAAGCGAAATCGGCACGTGCGCTGGCGGCGCTGTTCGGCAAAACTATGTCGGCCAATCGTCTACGCCAAAACGAGATCTTGGGATTGGCCGACACGGGAGCCTACATCGACCGGTTAAGGAATTTTTCTAGCGGCCAGGCCGCAGCCGATCAAATCGGCATTCAAGCGGCAGGTATACCCAGTGGCGGGCAGATGTTTGGCGGCGGTCTGCTGCAAAGCCTGGGGCAGACCGGGTTGATGGCCTACGGTAGCGGCGCATGGGGCGGTGGGGCCAAGGCGACGGCGGGCAGCGCAGGTATTGGGCGGATGGGCGACTTCCCCAGCCTACCGTATGCATAGGGATAAGGGAACGATCATGAACTTTGCAAATATGGGCAGTTCAGGCGCAGACCTGGGGCGCAGCATCGGGCGCGGCGTACAGGCCTTATTTACGGGGCCGCACATACGCGAACAGGCCGCCATGCAATCGGGATTGATGGGTGCGCAGCGCTCGCTGGCCGATCAACAGACGCGCGGGCTGGACATAACCAATAACTGGCGTGAGAACATCGATGACTGGATTGCCAAGGATCCCGACATGGCCGAGCTTAAGGCAAACAATCCCCATGCCGCGCAGGCGCTGCGCATGGCCTGGCGGCAGTTTGCTGCGGCGGGAAACCCCGACATTGCCGGTGCGTCTGGAAAATTTCTGAATCCATTACTGACAGGCCTGGGCGCACAAGCGGGCTTGCAGGGCGATTTGCCCAAGCAAAACAGGCTTATCGCCGCCGCCACGGGCAAGACGCATATGCCGTATTCGGCCCTTGGCAACACGGGCTATGTCATTAACCCGGAAACCGGCAACATCGGCGTGGGTTCGGATGACATGGTGGCATTTTTCCGGCAAGTGCAGGCTGCGCAAAACCAGGCTGCCGGGAAAACCCCATTGCAGCGAAACCTTGAGGCTGCCGGATTTGCGCCGGGCACGCCTGAATATCAGGATGCCATGCTCAAGGGACTAGGCGGCGGCACGACGGTTAACGTCAATCCGGGTAAAAATAAGTTTGATGACGAAAATGCAAAAGCGTTCGCAGAACAGTACAAAAAAATCAACTTGGCCGCAATGACTGCTTACTCAATGCTCGATATGCTCGACTTGGCCGAGCAAGCGCTCAATAGCGGCGTGCGTACGGGTTTTGCGGGCAAAGCCGAACTCACTTTGCGCAAGCTTGGCGCTGCGCTGGGCATTCCTGGCGATCCGGCAAAACTGTCTGGCGGCGAATTGTTGCTGTCGCTTCAAAACAAGATGGCGCTTATGATGCGCAGTCCTGATAACGGCATGGGCATGCCCGGGGCGCTGTCAGACCGTGACATCCAGTTCCTGCAAGACTCGCAAATCGGCCTCGACCGTAGCCCGGAGGGCAACCGCCGGATGCTGGCGGCGGCTCGCCTAATGGAGAAACGCAAGATCGAGCTTGCTCGCATGGCCGCTGAATATATTGCCAAGCACGGCCAAATGGACACGGGTTTTGAACAGGCCGTGCGTGAGTATGCCAACGCCAATCCGCTGTTTCCGACTCGGCAAGCTGCACAAGCTGCACCGCCTCCCGCTGCACCGCCTCCCGCTGCACCACCTGCCGCTGCACCACCTGCCGCTGCACCACCTGCCGCTGCACCTTCTGCTGCTGCGTCGTCCAGCATCGAAGAGCAGCGCATGGCCGCGATTCGCAACCGTATGCAGAACAGCCCCGAGTTTGCCGCGCGTGTCCACAAAATGGGGATATTGCCATGAGCAGCGCGGCCAGAGGGTTTTTGATGCCCGCCGCGCAGGCTGGCACGGTGGTTGATTTTGCGGCCATGTCTGATGATGAGCTGCTGGCGGGCTTGCCCGCGCAAACCGCTGCGCCCGGCATGCCAGATTTTTCGGCCATGTCTGATGATGAGCTGCTGGCCGGGTTAGCGCCGCAACAACCAGATGCCAATGATCGTTCGTGGTGGGAACAGGTCAAACGACCGCTCGGCCTGACGGCGCGTTCAACCTTGGACGGTGTGGGGCAATTGGTGGGATTGGTCAATGAACCTTTTCGCCAAGTGACCAATGCTGGGCTACGCGCACTGGATTTGCCGCAAGCCGCGCCCGCAAGCACCTTAACGACCACGCTCGCCGACACGTTGGGGCTGCCTGCGCCTGAGACCGCGCAAGAGCGGGTCATCGGGGATATGGGGGCGATGTTGATTCCGGCTGCGGGCACAATCAAGGCTGCCAGCACGGTAGCGAAAGCCGCAAGCGGTGTCACGAAGGGGGTCGCGACTATGCTTGGCAGCCATCCGGGCACGCAACTGGCGTCCGCTTCTGCGGCGGGCGCAGGACAGGGCGTCGCGCGTGAGGTGGGCGCAGGTGACGTGGGACAGACTGCTGCGGGCATTATCGCCGGTTTGGCTGCGCCGTCTGCTTTGTCTGGCGTGCAAAACGCAGTAAAAAATGTAGCCGGGCGTGCCAACGCCATGCGCCCGCAGTTGGTGCTTGAGCGCCTGCGCGAATCCCTGAATGTTGCGGGGATAGATTTCGATCAATTGCCCGCACGGGTACAGCAGCAATTGCAGCAAGAGGCCGCGCAGGCGCTGCGCCATGGCGAACTTGACCCGGCGGCGCTGGCGCGTCTGGCGTCTTTTGCCCGTGTGGACGGTGCGACACCCACACGCGGCATGCTCACGCAAGACCCCGGCCAGGTTACACGTGAGCAGAATCTGGCGAAATTGCAAGCCAACGCCGGTATCACGGGCGCGCGTAACTTGTCGCAGATACAGGCCGACAATAACGCGGCGCTGGTACGTGCCATCAACGACATGGGCGCAAACAGCAGTGACGACGCCGTGGCGATAGGCCAGCGGGCGATTGATGCCTTGCAAGACCGTTTGAGCACGCAGCAGGCACGCGTCAACAATTTGTACGAGCAGGCGCGTGATAGCGCCGGGCGCAGCTTTCCGCTGGACGGGCGGGCATTTGCTGATAACGCTATCAAAGCCATCGATGACAATCTGCTGGGGCACGCGCTGCCCCCCAGTGTGCGCGAACACCTGAATAAAATTAGCCGGGGCGAAGTGCCATTCACGGTCGATTACGCCGAACAATTGAAAACGCATATCGGGCGGCTGCAACGCAATACGCAAGACGGCAATGCGCGCTATGCGCTGAGGCTGGTACGCAACGCGCTGGACGAGACGCCGGTCCTGCCGCTGGGCGAACAAACCGCAGCGGCCGGTGCGCGCGAAGTCAACCCCGGCATGCTGCCAGCGACACAAGACGCGGAACTTGGCCAACAGGCCGTGGACGCCTTTAACCAGGCACGCTTCGCCAATCGTTCCATGATGCGCCAAATCGAGCGCACACCTGCACTGCGCGCATTGGACGAGGGCACGATCACGCCAGACGATTTTGTCAACCGCTACGTCATCGGCAGCGCTGCCAAAGCGGCAGACGTGCGACGCCTATCGCGCATGCTCGCCGCTGACCCGCAAGCGCGCGAAGCGGTGCGTACGGGCATCACGCAACACCTGAAAAACAAGGCGCTGTCTGGCAAGCCGGATGATATTGGCGCGGCGAAATTCAGCGCCAGCCAGTTTGCCAAAGAGTTGAAACGGATTGGAGACCGCAAGTTACGGGCGTTTTTTGCCCCTGACGAGCTGGAGCAATTGCAAGCGATCAGCCGGGTTGCGCGCTTGATGACCAATCAGCCGGTGGGCAGCGCCGTCAACAACAGCAACACCAGCGCTGCGTTGTTTAGCCGCGTCTTGGACTCGATGGGCAACATCGGGCGCGGAATGAAAGTGCTGGGCATAGGCGATCAAATCGGCGCAATCCAAAACGCGCTGCGCCAACGCGCTGCCCAGCAAGTCCCGCCTGCACTGGCTGCGCCGCGTGCCGCAGACCAGCCAGGCTCAAGACTGCTGCCCGCCACGGTATACGGCGGTCTACTTCCGCTTTCGTCCGTGCCACCAGGCCAGGATGGCCGTTGAGATTATGTATCCCCACATAGCTGGACTGATGCCCGAAGCACGAATCATGGCGTCTATGGTCTCCATGCACACAGCATACCCCAATTTGGACAAAAATCCCGCCCGCACTGAACCCGCCGCCAAAATAGACCCATGGATGTACCTGTAGGAGGTAGCCATGATGACCCAAAGGATCCACATGAACCCCGACATCACGATACAGGCCGCCAAGTCCGCACCGCCCGTTGTGGTGTCTCTGATTGCCTTTGTTGCTGATTTGAGCCTTAACAACGTCATCGGCGCGGTCACGCTGCTCTATCTGCTGCTGCAAGTCGGGTATTTGATCTGGAAATGGCGCAACGAGCGCAAAGACCGCCGCGCCGCCCGCAAATTGTCCCGAAATTGAAGGAGCGCATCACCATGAAAAAGACCCCGCGTGGCATCCGCAACCACAACCCCGGCAACATCCGCTGGGGAGATCCTTGGCAGGGCTTGCGGCCAAAAGCCAAGCGCACCGATACGGCATTCTGCCAGTTCAGCAGCGCGGCCTACGGTATCCGGGCGCTGGTGCGCACATTGATCACGTATCAGGACAAGTACGGCATACGCACGATACGCGAGATCATCTCCCGTTGGGCTCCACCGAAAGAGAACAATACGCAGGAGTACATAAATGCGGTGGCAAAGCACGCCTGCTTTGCGCCCGACATGGAGCTTAACCTGCATGACTACGAGCAATTGCGTGCTGTTGTAGAGGCCATTATCCGCCATGAAAACGGCATAGGCACGATAGACACGGGCAATACCTGGTACGACCAAGCAACGATCAACAAGGGTCTGGCGCTGGCCGGAATCGAGCCCGCCACGCCCACGGCAGCCCGCATCCCAGTCACCAAAGAGACCATTGGAGCTACCGCCACGGGCAGCGCTGGCGTGGCGCAGATTGTGGACGCGCTTACCAGCATCCCTACCGGCACGCTGGCGCAGGCCAACGAACACCTGTCCAGCGGCTCCACACTAAGGCTGGGCATCGGCGTAGCCTTGATTGCGGTCGCCGTCTTTATAGCCTGGGGGCAAGTCAAGCGTCATCAGGCAGGGACGCTGTAGCCATGCTGGCCGCATTACTACCCCGTCTGCAAAGCGGTCTGATGACCGCCGCCGCCGTGCTGTTGGTGCTGTGTGGAGCCTATGCCGCAGGCAGTCGCGCCGCCCGACGCGCCGCCGAACTCAAGCAAGCCCGTGACCGTGCCACAACGACCAGGATAGCCCGTGAGATCAAGCAAACCATTGATGCCGTGGATAACGATACTGTGCGCCGTCGCGCTCGTGACTGGGTGCGCAGCAGCCCCAAGTAGTGGCAACTACTGCGACATCGCCGCGCCCATCTGGTGGGACAGCGCCGGAGACCTAGACGCTACACCAGACCCCATCGTCCGCCAAATCGTCGAGCACAACGAGACCGTGATAGCCTTGTGTGGAGATTTGACCAAATAGTGCGGCACAATCCATGTCAGACGTAACGGATAGCCGACATTTCCAAATTTTTTGTTGGCCGCGCACTAGGGAAAACACCAATTAAATTTTTTGAAAAACTCTTGCGTTTTTCAAAAATCATTGTATAATACACACATGGACGCAACACAAACACCGGATGTCCACCGGCAGCATCCAGGCGCTGAGAGCCTCGGAACTAAGATAGGAGTAACAAATCATGAAACGCTACCTAACCCGCGAAGAAGCAATCCAAGAAGCAGGTTTGGAAAGAGTCCTCCAAGCAGAGCGCGCCGATGCAATCGAAAGCCACTGGGACGAAGCGACCAATCTCTTTGCCTTTTATGGCGTATCAGATAATTATTTCCGGCATGGCTCCGTCGGGCCACGCGTCGCGGCATACTACGAGTTTGACTACGATGTGGTCATGGCAACGGAAGACTTGAGCAACCTAGACTGGGTAATCTCATGCTACGAAGTTAACTAACCACACATAGCCCGCTCCGGCGGGCTAACCTACATGAGGTCATCATGAAAACTACAGTAATCATCGCCAAACGCGGCGCGGGCTATATCAGTACCGTACATGGTCAGTTTGGCGGCGGCCATCAAGGCGCGCGTTGCGGTCTGACCCCTTTTGATGCGGCCACCAAGGCGGCGCAACTGATGCTCAGGTACGCCGCAAGCAACCCCGAAGGCGGCAGCCTGATGGCTCCCGATGATGTTAAGTCACTTGTCCCTGAGCATTTGCATGAGATCGCGGGCAATGGCCAACCAAGTTAGGAGCCGCATCAAGGCGGCAAGCTGGGCGGCTATGGACTGGACAAAATCGAATTGCCAAATTGCAGCAGAGACTGGCAAGGCCTACGACACCGTAGCCAGACGACGTGTAGCGCTTGGCAAGAGCGGCATGGCGCTACAACGATCACCACGCAAGGATTTACAACAGTTGATCGCCAGGTTGCAATCCTCCGAAATGCGGGAAAAGTCTAAACAGATCCGGCCTATCGCCACACAAGCCGCCAAGGCCAGCCCAAAGGCTGGTCGCGGCATTAATAATGTCCACGCGGAAGATTGGCACCTGCTATCGCCTACTGGCGACTCGTACAAATTTCGCAACCTGTATGAGTTTGTGCGCACCCATACACACCTTTTTGCGCCCGATGATGTCGCGTGGAAACGTCAAGGCGGCGCGCGTGGCACAGGAGGAGAGTACTGTAATGTCACTGCTGGCATACTCAACATCAAGGGCGGTAAGGCTAAAACCTGGAAAGGATGGAAATTGATATGCGCTGACAGCGCCGAGAAAGATGGCAAAGCATCAAACCGCGGCGGCGCACGGCCCAATTCAGGCCGCAAACCGTCCAGCATCGAGCGCAAAGCTACGGGCGTTTACCTTTCGCAGTCCGAGCGCGAAAAGCTTAAGAAGCTAGGCGGCAGCAAGTGGCTGCAGAAAACGCTGGCTGATCAATCCTGATTGCAAACGCACATTTCCCCAGGGGCAGACATGGATGGATACTGGTTAGGCGGCGAAAACGACCGCCACCCGTCCAACTTCAACGCTTTCGCGTGCAGAACCTACAACAATCTGCACGTCTCGGCCAAGACGTGCTAGACAATCGAGCAACTTGGCTTCGCTAATACCCCGAAACTGACCGCGCAGCATCTTGGACAGCTTAGGTTGCGTCAGGTGGAGCACATCGGCGGCTTCCTGTTGCGTCCAACCTCTGGCCTTGATGATTTCGCGAATTTTGGTCACAAGCTGCGCCTTAACCAGCATTTCATCGGCATCGGGAAGCCCAATGTCGGCATAGACATTGGTGCTGCCTTCATAAATCTCGATCATTTCATTTCTCCTTTGGCGTGCGCTTCGGCCGTCTTCAATCGTTCTCGGATCAGGTCTAGGTCGGGCTTAGGCGTGGCAATGCCGCTCTTGCTCTTCTTTTGGAAGCAATGGAGGACATAGACCGCATTGACGAACCGGACGGTGTAAACCGCCCGATAGGTGCCACTGCCGTCACTCTCGACTACTTCCAGCACGCTGGCCGAGCCGAATCCCTTGAGTGGCTTGGCGTGGTCGTCCTTTTCGCCGGTCTGTGCTAGGTGCAATGCATAGCCGAATGTGTCCTGCACATCTTCCGGCATGGCCTTTAAGTCTTTGTAGGCCGATCCGACCCATTCCAGTTTTCTTGTCTGCTGTTTCATGCGAATATTATACCTATTTGGGCATAAAACGCAAGCGATTTTAGAGGCGAAAAAGGAAGGGTCTTAGGAAGCAAACGCAGTCAGTCAAGGCGATGCACAAATACTAAAATCCGGGCATCTGGTTCTGGCAGTCATGGGGTGTATTTTCAGGTTCAGGGCGCATTTTTGCCCCAAAAATTCTGAAAACCCGCATGAATGCTTGATGTTTGGTGCCGGTCTCGGGCACCATC